GGTCATTTGTTACTATGGATGGTTATCGCAAACGTATCGTTGGCAAGAAACGTTCCGCCATTAAAGAGATTCATGAGATCAAAAAATTATCAGATAAGGATATTAACGCTCACAATGTCCTCGCGGGATCGACCTCAGCTTCCAAGCATGAAGTCGCTAACCCCAATACTGGCCTCACGAATCCGCCGTATCCAAACAAGAATACTGATAGCGCAGATGTTGCTAAAGTCATTAACGTTGCATCTGACAACGCAGCACAACTCAAAGCGTACGTTGAAGATAAAAGAGACCGAGCTGTGGCAGATAACAACCCAAATCGTGACTCATCTGACGAAGATGCAAAACGAGCTGATCGTGATAGCAAATCTGTTGGAGGAGGAGGCACAGCCACGTATGTACCTGAAGGAAACCTCGGTTTAAATGAGTTGAAGCGGTCATCTACTGTGGATCATGATGGTGGTGTGAAGGTAGAATCTATCCGAAAAGAGGCGAAGGATTCTGTTGCTACTTTATTAGATACTAGACCAATTGTATCTGGCCTTCCTGTTGTTTCTCGTCCACGGGATTACGTGTGTTTAGTGTGCATGAGGGCTTTTATGTCCGCTGAGCAATTAGAAGTACATCAGCTTACTCATTCTATTGGTCCTATCGCAGGATTGACGAGTTATGAGACTGACCAAGCGGTAAATGCTTTTGTTGAATCCTGGAGTGCCGCTACGGCCGCAGCCAATTTGAAATCGGCGCTGACCTTAGATGAGTTAGATAACTTAATGATGATTGAAGCCCCACAGTTGATAACATGGGATTCAGGGATATGCTCATCATTTCAACTGGTTCCAATTATCCCGGCCAGGACTGTCCAGGACGTGATTAAGTACACGTGGTTTTCATCTTCATATAATATTGACACTCCTTTTCCTCAAGGTAACGTTGTTAGAATTATGGTGAATACCAATTGGGGTGCTAAGTTGGATCATGATCGGAATTGTCATGTACAAGTTCATCCACCGACTATGACGAATGTGTCTGTGTTCAGAGAAATGTTAAATATGGGACTTACGCCAGATGGTTCATTCAACCCCCGAGTGTTGCGTGCGAATGTGATACTAATGTGCGTTAAATTTGTGCTGGATAATCTACACATTAATCGTAATACTGCATATGTATTGGATGTTACAGCTGCCTTAGATATCAACTTGGGTGCGAAGCAATTGCGATCGATTTCAGATGATGATGGTGCGAAATGGTTTCCCATAATGTATCCATCGCGTGTTAAGCTCCCATTACGTTCAAAGACTGCTGAATTTGTCAATTATTGTGTGGAGGGTCGGATTGGAAGATATGATCGCGCGCAAACTTTTTCTGGTGTTATGGCAGAGTGGGCGGATAATTTCGAGACGTGTGATTCACTTACTTTATCAATACGAGAACGTTGGTTGCAGCGATTGATGGGAATGAATATTACACCAGGACAGGTTGCTGAGGCTTTAAGTCGCTGTTCCAAACATTTCCTGACTATTTCATCTTCCCAAGCCCCATCTATAACCAGACTGATGCCTATCCGAGCGACTACCGCTGAGCGTCAATTACTTCAGCTCATGCAATTTATGAATATTGGCACTAATGCTAATTATATTCAGCCCATAATATCTAATGCTGCACGAGTTTTGTCGAAAATATCGCCGCTCTTAATCAACCCACGGTTGATTTCAGATGCTATTTCATCCGTCGTAGAGCAGACTAACAATACCGTCAGCCCAGCTGCGACGATTTTGATGCGTTTACGTCCCACGTTATCTGACTTTTCTGACTTTCGTCGCGCATGTGTTGCCATGTTATATAATGGTGCGGTTGTGACATATTTAGATGAGCAATCTTATCCCAAGCATAAGGGAAATGTATTAGACGTGGAGACTTTAATTGATATTTTTGTCTGCCTTAATGCGATGCCGCTTATGACCGATCCAAACGGTCCGTGTAAGGCGTTTATGGTTGTCGCGAATGCTATGTATGGATTTGAAAATATTGCAATGAACGATCCTAACTGGAATCAACAGATTGCCGCCGCTTCATTTAATAGTCCTCATCTATGGCCACAGTGTTTTGTGCAACGTACCATTGATCGTCAGCGATGTCCTATTTTGCACAAATGGGCTGATACCATTCATAATCTTTGGCCGCGTCCTAGTCGCGTAACTTATGGCGCTCCTGACATACTTGGTTCTGCGAATTTGTTTACACCCCCTGATGTTTTATTACTTCCATTCCAAACTTTAGCTGCTAACACGGTGTCTCCTACTCTTAATTTAGTGAATGAGTATTGCAATTGGCGTAACGCGATAGTAGACTTGATCACTGGTATTGTTAATGATGGTAGATTTACTGTGAGTTGGAATCCAGCGATGCGTGCATCCATGACTAACGCAATGATGAAGTTTCGCATCATGAAATCTTACACTCCCGCGTATATTGCTGAGTTGCTACCGCTAGAGCTCGCTGCCATCGCTCCCACATTACCTTTGCAACCTTTGCAAGTGCCATACGTCGGTTTAGCAAGGGAACGTATCGTTACTCAGGTAAATGTGTCTAGGCAAGCACCTAACGTTATCCACCAACCGGCCTTAAATATCTCTGTTACTCAACAGATGGTTGGTGTTCCATTAGCGATCAACGCCCGTCCAATAACTGTAGCTTTGCTTTCCGGTACATATCCAGAAGAGGAGCCGTTGATTACCAATGTGTGGTACGCGAATACGCTAACTCCATTGTATACGCATGATGGTTTGTTCGCCAACCAGCAGCATGCTGTAGTTGTCTCTGAGGCTTATCGCACCACGATAGCATGTATGGCCCAATGTGCAAATATGCAGTATCCTATTGAACATCCATTTGAGTGGATTACTCAGATAGAGCTTGGTGCAAATGAATCTGCTAATCTTGCCCGTCGCATTAATAAGGCGTTCCTGGAGGCTTTTGGTATGCATGAGAGTACAATCTTGCTACAACCTTTCTTAGAGGGTGATCCCCGAGCCACACAGCTTACCATATCTTATCAGAGAGCTGATGGAACGACTGAGCAGGTAACACCCGATGTGAGTCATTCCTGTATTACTGACAGTGTGATAGAAGTGGGAAATGTACTCAGTCATGAATATAACTTGTTTGGGCTATGTCGAGGAGATATTATAATTGGGCAGTATCTTACTGAAGCAGGATTTAATCCATTATCCCCTCCAGCTGCTCTAGTTTTTGATGAAGGTGATGAGGATGTTCATGTGTTTTCTAATCGTACTATTGCTACTTTTGGTATGAACGGGTCCGAGATGACGGTGGAGGATGAGAATGGTGACAAAATCCCATTGCGGGGAAAGTGGGTGATGCCATTGAGTTTATGGCAAATTAACAATGCGTTCTTCACGACCATTCTACCGTCTCGAATTCGGGCGGGACAGTTGTTTATTCGTGTAAAGCTTGGTGCCTATCCTTACATGTTGAGCTATTTTAATGCCAGAGACCAATTTGATGGTTTTGATGTGTTTCAGAAGTGGATGTCAACTCTGTCAGCTACTGGTATGGGCCCAGTACCAATGTTAATGCCAGAAAGTCAGGACCATAATGTCTCATCCGGTTTGATTATCCACTATATTTGGGCTACGGAGTATAATGATCGTAGTTTATTCTGTACGAACTCATCTTCTCCAATTACTGTCTTCGGTCCAGATAAGAGTGTTCCTTTGGAGCGTTATACCGTACTTGTGGACGAGGATGCGCCACCACGTACTACTCAGTTGCCTCAGATGGTGGATTTCTATAACTTAATTCGACGATATAACTTTGAGACTCCGTCAATTACCGCTGTTGTGACGACGTATGGTGACGGCTTGCCAGCGAATATATAGATGACCATCCGGGAACGGGCGTGCCATTTGGACGCTGAATTAGTCTTCATC